GGCGAAGCGGCATCTTCAGGCACAAAGTCATAAATCTTTGCCTTTGCTTTAAGATCAGCATTGTTATTAAGCAGCGTATAAACAGATTGAAATGCTGTTTTATAGCCCATTCCGCTCACCTCCGAGCTTCGCCGTCATCATGTCGGTTAAAGCCTTTCCTGTTTCATCTTCGTGAAGCCGTGCGGTAGGGTAGAAAAAGGCTCTTGCGCTCATGTGTTTAGTGCCAAATTCAACGTATGGCGCATAATAAGCCTTACCGCCGCCCATCTGTACGCTTGCAAGTAGTGCTTTTCTGGCAAGTTTTGCCTTGATGGACTTCTTCAGCGTCCCATCATTAACAGGACAACGGCTTTTAATGTGGTCTCTGACAACCTTCGCTTGTGAGTTGAGGATATTTCTAGCCTCACCTTGTATCTCCTTTGATGCCTTGCGGAGTTCTTTAACTATCTCGTCATGCCCTTTGACTTTGACAGTTATCACTTGTCCACCACCACACAATCAAAATCGATCCACTCGTGACCGTCAGGGCGAACACCTTTAACCGTGAGCGTCCAGTTACGCCAAGTCGCCTTGTCGTTGATGTCGATTCCGAGCGTTGTGGCGTTTTGGCGCACCCTGACCACGTGAGAGCGATATTCCGCATCTGCGCCGCCGACCACACCGTCACGGGTAGACGGCACGGTGACGAACGCCCACTCCGTACAGATGGTCTTATCCTCGGCCGTAACGCCGCCCATACCGTCATCAGTAGTTTCGAGGCGAGTAAATGTGACCTTATCCCTGAGCTGTCCGATATTCGTTATTTTCTGGCTCATACCGGGACATTCCTTCTAATATCCAGAAGTGCTTTCACGGCAAACGGCACTTCGGACGGCGGCGTTCCGAGGACTACAGCTTGTCTGTTTTCGTACCAATGACCTATAAGCAAGAGACAAGCCGCCTTCTCAATACCTGTCATGGTCTCAGCCTCAACTGCTTCGTCAGAGGAGAGATAAACACGGTTCTGATAGCCCTCAACATATTCCCTTGCCGCCGTGATATAGGTCGTTATCAAAGCATCTTCTGAGTCGTCAGAACCTACCCTAAGATGGGCCTTGACTTCTGCGAGCGTGAGTATTTCTGTCCAGACAGGATCAGACATTTACCTCACCTCTTTTTCTTTTTAATTGCTTTGGGTTTAACCGCTGTCTCAACTTCCCTGTCAAGTGCCGCCGTCTCGATAATCGGCTCTTGTTCCCGCATAATTAAAACGGCGTAACCGTTGGCGATTAAGCTGTCGGCTACGCTGTCCATTACATCGATTATCTGACCGGGAGCTGCCATAAGAGAGGGTGTTGCGAAGCGGGTCAGCATTTTAACTTTTGTCAAGATAACGCAACCCCTTCGATGGTAAAAATAAACGTGCCTGAAAGCGTGTCTCCTCCATTGGCAACGGTTATTTTAATGCGCTCGTCAGCAAGGCAAATAGGCGCATAAGCACCTACAATATCCGCTCCTGTGTTGTCCTGCGCCTGTGCGAGCGGATGAATGACTTTTGAAGCTGAGAGGTCATCGTTTGTCCAAATGACTGCACCGCTGACATCGGCGATAATGTCAATGTCCGTTGCCGCATCAAGTCCGCTCGATGTGGGCCTGACATATTCAACAGTTCTGACAAGTCCGTTGCACTGCGGCGAATAAGCGACAGCATCGCCCTGATCATCTGTTGTTATATTGACAGTAAATCTTGATAGCTTCATATCCTCACATCCTAAGAGGTTTTGAGGATTCCTACACCCTCAAGCGCGGCGATTATAGCGTTGACAGCTGTTGCTATCGCAGCTCCGTTGGCTGCATCAGTTATATCAGCGATATGGTTCGCCTGCGTTCCGGCGGCGGTTATTTTTCCCCCGGCGGCTACGTTAAGTTCACCGCCGATAACGGTGACATCGCCACCCTGTTCAACATAATTCTTTGCGTTATAACTCATTTTTTAACCTCCTTAATCAAATAAAAAAGGGAGGCATATAGCCC